AGGCGCCGCGATGGTCGATGGCCCCGGCCCCGACGTGCCAGACCACCCGCACCTCAGTGCCCAGCGTGTCGAATCCCTGCCGCGATTCCACGCGCGGACCCTCGTAGCCGCTCAGCTCGCTGTACTCAAACACGGGCGCATTGCTCGGGTCGGCAAAGAGGTACCACGCGGCATCCTCACCCGCCTGGTCAAACTGCGGGATCACCACCGGGATCAGACCGCGCGCGGAAGTCTCGGCAGTGGCCGAACTGGTGGGGTAGAGCGTGGCCAGCAGCTTGTCAACCGTGCCTTCCAACGCGGCCGGAATCACGATGTACCGCGGCGGCGCGTCAATCGGATTGCCGCTCGCGTCGGTCTGAAGCCGCATCGCCAGCTTCCCGGCGCCGATAGTCGTGTCGGCCGGCGCGGCGCCCGAAGCGGCCAGGTTGTTGTGGTCGGCGTGGAACACGGCCTTGCCGTCGGCCAGCGCCGGGTTCGACATGATGACGTTCGCCAGGAAACCGGCAAACCACGCGCGAGCGCCACGGGTCATCTTCGCGGAGATGTCGTTCAACGCTTGCAGGTCGTCATTCACCAAAGCCTTGAAGCTGATGGCGAAGCCGCGGGCATAGCTCTTGACCGCGTAGCTCGCCAGTTCCTTGTCGGTGATGCTGCCGAAGGTCACCTCGCCGTTCTCACCGACTTCGGCCAGCGTCGGCCCGTCGCTGATCTCCATGACGTGCCGCGCGCGGAAGTCCGCCACGGTTGCGCGGCGGAACAACTGCTCGACCGCGCTCGGCGCGCTCCGCAGCGCGAGCAGACTCTTGTAGTACACCTCGGCCAAGACCGCGCTGAAGTCGCTGGTCGTGTGCAAGGCGCGGGTCACCAGATCGGCCGGGCTGCCCAGCGTGCTGAGCCCGCGATGCTCCAGGCAGCGCCGCGCGATGTCCGGAATCCGCGCGTAGGCGAAGTCGCGGCCCGCCTCGGGTTTGTGAGAAGGGTTCATCCGGCTGTACAGCCCGTCCGCCAGACGCGCGACGAGATTGTCGCCGGCGTCGCGAGTCACTACCGCCGGTTGCCGGTTGTCGATGGCGGGCGTGTTCTTCGCCGCCTCGCGAATGATCGCCGTGCGAGCGTCATCCAGGGAAACGTTGCGTTGAATCAGGTCGTCCGCAAACGCCGCTTGCACGCCTACCGCGGCAGCGATGTTGCGGATTTGGGTTTGAAGTTCTTCGTTCATGCTCTGTCCTCTCACTCTCGCCCCCGCGTCTGCCGCGAGCGGCGTAAAACTGATCTCCTTCGGCGTCCATCGGGTCGCCGTCTTGATGCGCGTCCCATCGGCGCGCTTCTCGGTCTGCCAGGTCTGCACTGTGTAGCCCGCGCTGACCGAACGAATGATGCCCTGCTGCACGTCGCGTGCGACGCCCTGCACCTCGGGGCGCTCGCTGAACTGCACCGTCGCCACGCCGCGCTTGCCGTCCACGTTTGCGTTTGTCACTACGCCAAGGACCGCGCGGACGCTGGTAAAGCGGTCGTGATTGTCGAGCACCGGCCCGCCGATCAACTGCGACAGGTTCACTGCCGCCGGGTCCATCGAAAGACGCTCGATATACGGCCCCTCGAAGTCGCTGCGCTCGACGTCCGCGCCCGTCGAGAAGACCACCTGCACAGTGCGCTTCTCCGGGTCGTAGGTGCTCGGCTCAAATGCGGCCGTTCTGACGTGAATCGTTTCGGTCATGAAACCTCCTCTGTTTCGCCGCCCGAAGGCGGCGGAAAATCTCTTGCCACGCGATCTTGCGATCTGCCGCGTTCTGGCCGCGGCGCGACACGTAGCACAGATCGCCAAAATCCAGCTCGCGCGGCGAAACGCCTTGCCATTTGCCATCGCTGAATTCTGCGCTGATGTGTGGTAATCGCCGCATCATTGCTGTGCCTCCGGCGCGGCCGTCGGTTGCTCCTGCCCCTGCAGCGTCGTGCGCCGCGGGTCGCTGTCGTACCCGTTGCCCAGCCGGTCAGCCCGCGCATTGTCTTGCGCGATTTCGGCGTCGATTTGCTCGGCGTCCCACCCGGATGCCGACACCGCCTCCGAACGCGAGACCAGGCCGGCGCGGATCTGCTGGATCACGGACTGCACCTCCATGCGCTGGTCGAGCATCGAAAGTTGTGGCGCAATCCAGCGCACGTCCCTGTAGTCGCCCTCGGGTAGAACTCCGGCAGCTACCGCCAGACGCGCCCAGGCTTCCCATACCGGCCGGCAAAGCTGGAAGACAACGATGTGATGCTGGATGCTCTCAAGCTGCCGCCGGTATTCCAACAGCGCGTGGCGGCCGCTCGCGAACGTCACCTGCGACACGTCGCCGCTCAAGATCTCGTAGGGCACGTTCAGCGCGCTCGCGATGGCGCGTAGCTGCTGGCGGACGAACGGCTCGTAGGTCTGCCCGACGTCGGGCGGTTCGCTGAACTCCACCGCCTCACCAGGTTGCAGCCGCACCATTGAGCCAGGCTCCAGCGTAGGGACCGCATTCGTTTGATTCAGCGGGTTCGATCCGTCCGCCGTCTGGACGTAGCCGCAGAACAAGCTCGCAATCTTCTGGCGAACCAAAGCCGCTTCCACAAACTCCTGAAGCTCGCGTAATGCCACCAGCGCGGGCGCCAGCCAGGAGACGCCGCGTTCCACGCCGGGCTGAATCGGAGTGAACAGGTGGACCACCTGCTCGGCCGGGACGCGAACGCTCTGCATGTTCGGCGCGTCCGCCGGGTGCTTGCGGAACAGCCAGTAGGCCACGCGGCGGCCGGCCGCATCGTATTCGATGCCGTTGAGCGTGTTCGCGTCCACGCGGGACGAATCCAGATACTCGCCAGTGAGCAACTGAAGCTGGAGCGGGACGCGCTGCCCCGGCTCGACCAGCAGCCGGACAATAGCCTCGCCGTCAACCAGCAGCGTCCGCAGCGCAGCTTGCTGAAGCCCGTAGAAGTCGTACCGGCCGGCGAAATCTGCCTGATCGGTCCAGCGAAGCCACTCTGCTTGAACCCGTCGCTTTACCTCGCCATCGGCGCGCGCCTGGGGCTTGATGCCGCCTCCGATGGCTCCGACGGTCAGGCTGTCCACCGCCCGCCGCGCCCAGGGGTTGTTGCGGTAGGCGTCGCGGGCGCGCTCACGCACCATGGGCGCGGGAATCGTGCTCGCGAATGCCGTAGACGGCGCCGCCCAGTTCGCCAGGCGGTTTCCCCCGCCGGCCGCGTCCCACAGCGGCCACGATGGCCGCACCTCGTCTGTCCGCCTCAGGAGGCGGCTTAAAAATGACCTGATGTTCATGAAATGCCCTATTCCCCCTAGAATTTAGGGTCTGTCGCTAGCCGAATTGTGCGATCAACCTACCCGCCGCCAACCGCGCCAAAAAATCCTTTGGCCGGCCGGCCTTGGTCGAAAGGTCCGCGGGGTCCGCGGGGTCCGAGGAATGCAGTGCGCTATTTCCCCTCCATAGCGGGGTCTGAGGGGTCACCCCTCACTACTTCCCCTGTGGAGGGGATATAGGCATGTCCAGCGCGGACCCCGCGGACCCCGCGTAGTTTTTTGACCAAGACTCACCGCTTCGTCTCCGCTCCGGGAATATCGTGCTCTTCGAGGGAGTCGCCCAAGGCGCTCAGTGGCCCGCGCCACAGGTCCATCCTGGCCCGCTGACCTTCGTGCACCCTCTCAAAGCACCTGTGGTACTTGAAGCCCATCGATGCCAGCTCGCGGGTCATCTCGGCTTTGCGAATCATCGTCGCCGTTACGCGCGGCAGTGACGCCCACAGGCGCAACTTGTGCGCGTTCACGAACACGCTGCCGTCGTACACGAACACGAACGGCGCGGGGATCGAACCACTTTCTATTCCGTCCGCGGTGTACGGGTCACGCCGCCATTCCTGGACCTGGATCATGAACCGGAACACCTCGGCGTCCGACCGCGCCACAGGCGAGCCAGCGCGGCGGAAGCACATCGGCAGCAGGTCCGCGATCTCCACCTGCATCTCGTCGCCGGAGTTGATGATCGTCGCCAACTTGACCATCAAACCGGCCGCAGGCTCCCAAACGGCCTTGATTTTGGCGCGCGGCGGCGAAGGTATGAGGGTCCGCAGGTACTTCAGAATGATCGCCTGGGACTTGGCGAACGAGAGCAGTTCCTGCGTGCTCTCCCACTTTACCCGCTGCCCGGCGGCATACCCGAAGATCAGGTCGCCGGACATCTCGAACTTCTCCCAGGCCAGGCCGATGTCGGCAAATACCGGCATGGCGTTCAGGTCCGCGATGGTGCTGCCGTTCGTGCTGGCGGCCGGCATCGAGAAGACCTTGCCCGTCACCGAACGCTGCCGTTCCTGCGCTGCCCATTGCAGCGCCTTCTGGATTGTGGCCTGCCCGTAAGTGCGTCCGTCGGCGAAGTGCTTCTCGTCCCATTTCGGCCGCATCCGCTCCGACATCCGGAACGCCTGATCGATGCTGGCGGCATCCAGCCCAAGGTGGTACGCGAGGAAGTTGCAGAACGCCAGGTCGGCACGGCTCGGATCTGGTTTCCCTGCCGCGTAGTAACCACAGGCACCGCCCAGCCATAACTCTTCGAATTTCGGCACGTTCGCGCGGGCTGCCTCGATTTTTGACCGCAGCGCCGCCCGCTCCTCTGCGGTGACCTCTCGGGCGGGCTCGGGCGTCGGTACTGGCGCCTCGGCAACGGCGGCAGAAATAGCCCCCGTTGCGCCACAGGCGGCCACGGGCGCGCCGATGTGGGCCAGCAGCCATTCCAGGTCGCCCTGGCGCTCCACCACGTTCAGCGGGCTTGTCGCGTAGGGCCTGCCGGTCACGGTGAAGAACCTGCCGCGCTCGTAAATTTCGATCTGTCCGTCGCCACAGGGGCGGCGCGTTCCGGTACCGGCCACGAGTCCGGCGAGAGATGCGCGGGCCCACACTTTGATTCCGCCGCCCGACGGCGATATCTCCGCGTAGGTGTCGCTGAACCGATCCAGGATGGGCACAGCCCACGGCTTCAACGTGCCATCCGGCAGCAAGCAATCGTCCAGGTCGATGCCGACGAACGGATCATCGGGCGAGAACACGAACCCCACGCCCATGTCGGGCCGGCGATCGGCTGCCGCCATCACCTCGGCAAAGGTGCCCCAGGTCGATGAAGTATCGCTTTTGGCAAATGCGCCTGTCGGAGTCCGCGGGCACTTGGTCCATTTGCCGTCTCTCCGCTCGTAGGTCCAGTTCACCCACTGCGGCAGCGCGGTAAGGCACTCCGGCAGCGTTGCGCCGTCGCCGGGCTTCACCATCGCCGGCTTCGCCGGCATGTTCAGTACCGCGCTCACTCTCTCACCTCCAGCGCGTCCTGGACGCGCTCCAATACCTCGCGAGGCACCTCGCCGTCGCGCAGGAAGTCGCGCGATGAAAGCTCGTGCTGCGGAAGCGGCAGGTCCAGCCAGTAGGCATCGACCGCGCCA